GTTATCATAACAAACGATAACTTCTTTATTATGGAAAAATCGGAACCAATCAGCCTTGAACGTATTCGCGCCAGGTACTGCCGCAATACGATGCTTTCCGCGAAGTTTTAAACGGAACAGTATTTCGTCGATAACCATTCCATCCCATTCTCCTTCGCAAAGCCAAATCGTTTCGGCTTCTTCTAAATATTCCCAACCAAGTAGACCAACTTGACATCCGGCGGTAGTCATTAAACGCTTACCGATTCGACAGTGACGTAAATCCCATATTCCTCCAGCCTGATCAACGTACGGAACAGGAATAGTGTATTTATCCGCCGCAGGATTATATCCAACGTTGAATCGTTTTAATGTCGAAACTTTTAATTTCCTATTGAATGCAAGCTTCTTCGCAATAGTTCCGGTAAACTGTTCCTGACCTTGTTCCGATACCGCACGAAGGAACGCTTGAAAACCTCCTGACTTTCCGCAGACTTTACAATCCCACGCTTTCGTTTTCGGATTCGCGCAGAAGTGTCCTTCCTTTCCGCAGAAAATACAATCACCAACGCTATTCGTCGAATTCTGACGACTGAATGAAACGCCGTGTTGTAGGAACAATTGTAAAGGATCAGTTTTCTTCATCGATTTTACCCCCTGAGTTATTTACTTGCTTTGCGATTTCCTTCATCTTCTGCATCCAGAGGATAAGCTGTTCAAGTTCTGATCTTGATAGTCTGTCAAGTCTCGGATTTCTTCGACCTTGACGTAAATTTGCAGTATTACGTATCTGCTGAATTAAATCCGGCGTTGATACTTTGATACTGTTGTATTTTTTAACCATTTTCATAATACTATTTCCTCCGCCTTATCCCATGTGGTAAAAGTAATTTTTGATTCAACTTCAAGTGGAACATTAATCTGCGGAACATACGTCATACATTCGTCAAGTCCGCGCGATAGTTCCGTCAACGCTTTCGTATCCTTCGCGATAGAAAGCGGAATCTGAAATATTATTTCATCGTGAATAGTCATTACCGGTTTAATACGAAGGCCCCAGAACTTCTTTAAATACCACATAGAATTGGTTTGACCGCGTTTAATAATTTCCGCCGCCATTCCCTGGATCATATAATTCAACCATGCATAGGGTACATCAGCTGGGATATAAAGCCGCCGTCCGAAAGGCGTTGTAATATATCCATCTTTCTGAACTTGCTTTATTCCGGTACGAACCAGATTTGCAATTTCCGGATACCGGCGCGCGTAAAGATTATACCCTGCTTCCATTTCCGCATAATTAAGATGTGCTGTTGCTGCCATCTTTTCGATAGCGGCGCCATATCCAAGAGCAAAATGCGTATTCTTTCCGGACATATATAAATCTTTACATTCTTTCTTCGATGTAAATCTATTGCCGTAAATTATTTTACAGAATTCAACGTGAGGGTGTCCGCCTGTCCGGATAATATCCATCATACTTTCGCACTGCGCTGCTTCAATAATTAATCGTAATTCAATACCGGATTGATCCTTTAACATAAGAGCGGTATCTTCCGGACAGCCAAAGCATTTACGCGCCGGTACAGCGTACGGCGATTTTGGATTTGATTTCTTTGAAACGTTCTGAAGGTTCGGAGCTTCACATGATTCACGCCCTGTCTTCGCGTGATTCGTTTTTAACGAAGGATGAATCATGTGCTTGCTATCCATTAATTTTAAATAGCCGCCGATAATAGAAACGCCTCGAGAATACGCGCGCCATCGTTGGATAATATCGATAGTCTGCCGAATCTGTCCGACGTTCAAGTCATCTATTTCTGAAAGCGGACTATCCAGATAATCGATAATAGCTTCAAGCACTTCGGCTTTCGTTGAATATCCTCCTTTTGCCGTTCGCTTTATAGCTGGAGCACCGACCTTATTATAAAGCAGCCAGGCCACGTCTTTCGGAGTATTCAAATTTACATATCGTGTACTTGCGAGAACCTGTGCTTCTTCTTTCGATTTATTGGCAAGCGCGTCGCATTCCTTCATTAATTCTTCCGCGCTATCTTCGTAAACCATTAATCCGGTTTCTTCCATTATCTGCGTAACTTGAATTGTCATTATTTCGCTTATATATGAATCAAGAAGACGATCGTCATTTAAAACTTCATCCCACCATGTACGGAATAAAATCATTGATCGTTCTACGTCGGCAACTTGATAAGGATCCATTTTGCTTCGCGGAACCTTATGAAAACCGCCGTATAATTTCGCAAGTCGATGAACCTCTTGATCCAGTTTTCTATCCCAGCCGCACATATCATACGCGACTGCATCAAGAGCGTGAAAAGGACGAAGGTTGTACATCAGCTGGGAAAGGATCATCGAATCGTGCCAGACGGTTTCCGGCGGTACGTGATACCCTTCGACGATTAATTGCGTATCTTCAAATTTATAATTATGTGCTAACTTCGAAATGGACGTGTCATCCATTATATCTTGTAAACGTTGTATTTTCGTATTCGGTTTAATTCGAAAGCGTTCTGATTCACCTTCGTAATTACAAAACTGCCAGGCAAATATTTTATCCGCGTCAGGATCATTTCTATTTGAATACTGTCGCGGGCCGTCTTCCATGCGTGAAGTTGTTTCAAAGTCGATAGCCAGATGAGTAGTTACTTGATGGTATCGATCAAACCAGTACGATCTTAATTCATCGACCATATCCGGAATTGTCACTTTTTTCAACGCTGTCCGTAAGCGTTTCGAAAATGCCATCGTTTTTCCTTTCAGTAGAAATTAAGAAAGGGGCCGAAGCCCCTTCTGTTTACTTTTTCCGTGCTGCTTTCTTCGCACCTCCTGTTGCTTTCTTTGCTGCTTTCTTTTTCGCAACCGGTTTAATAAGAATATCCCCGAGACCGATTTCTTCAAGAAGAGTAACGTCTTCCGCGTCAAGACCGTCTTCGGGCTTCGCGCCTTCGAAGTCTTTAAGCTGCGACTGTGCAACATCCTTCGTCCAGAAAACGTAATCTTCGCGAAGGGCTTCAACGATTTCATCCATTGACATTCCGGATTTAACTTCATCGATTCCCTGCGCGACGCAAAGAGCAAGAACCGCTTCAAATTTCGGATCAACTTCAGGTTCCTTCTTCGCGGCTTTTTTCTTTCCAGCGGCTTTCTTTTTACCAGCGGCTTTTTTCGCTACCGGTTTTATGATAATATCGCCGCAACCGACGCGTTCCAGAAGTTCAATTGCTTCATCGTCGATACCGTCTTCAGGAGAAGCATCTTCGAAATCCGTAAGCTGATCAGCGGTTACATTCTTCGACCAGAACGAATATTCCTTGTTAATAATTTCGACAATCTGTTCCAGTGTCATATCGTCGGTAATTCCTTCAATTCCTTCTTCTTCGCAAAGAGCAATCAATGCTTCGAGATCAGGATCACCGGCATCTGCGTCTGCGTCGGTAGCAGGATCAGCGTCAGCATCCTCATCGTCAGCCTGCGGATTTTCGCTGGTACCGAGAATTTCCAGGATTCTCAGATTTGTAAAGTCACCTTTACGGATAACCTGAAAACGCGTTTCCGGTTCTTCTTTTTCGATCGCCGCAAGAGTATCGTCAAAGTCTTTCGTAATAACGAAATCACCCTGACGTTCGGAGGCTTCCCAATCAAAGATTTCCGGCATTTCGTATCCCATTTCAGAAATAAACCGCGTAACGATTGAAACGGCAACTTCGTGTTCGAGTCCGATAAATTCCGTTGCGACGTTTCCTTTCTGTTCGCCTTCGGTAATATACTCCGAATGCTTGATCTGGGGACGCCCTTTACCTGAAGGCGCGTACGTATACGCCTGCAGCTTTCCGATATAAGTACCGGCGGGGATATCCGCGCCAAACTGCTTCGCCAGGTCTCTTCCGGTTTCCTGCGCCTGCTTCGCAGCTTCCAATCTGTCTTTAAAGTTGCCCATTATAGGCTCCTTTCTTATAGGTAAATGTGAACAGTGACTACTTAGTTTTTTCCTTTACCGTTCGACGCTTAAACGGCACCGTCACTGTTCGTGAACTATACGTCTTTGTTTGCTTATTAAGATACGCATTCATAATATTCGCATGCGCTTCCTTCGGCGAATTACCCATTGGGATCATTTTTATCTGATCGCCATTCGGGGTTAAAAAATTATTCTGTAATCGACAACCGGCAACGACAGTATCGTCACCGCGTATCTGAAGGAATCTTTCTTCACCAATAGTATGATAATACGCAATAATATCGATAATACCACGGTAGAATTCATCAGTTGATCCGCCGAACATAGGTTCAATTTTTAATTCTTTCGAACCGGTACGCCGTTGACGTTCTGTCGCTCGTGAATGAGCTGTAACGAAAAAGCCGAGATCAAGTGCTGCAAGACGTGCGTGAACATCTGTAAAGGCTTTTGTTACTTCTTTCCAGCTGGCTCCGTAATCTTCGACTTTACCAGGATGCTGAATATGATCACGGAGGCAAACCCATTCCAAACAACGGTCGTATGCTTTTGAACCGGTATCGATACAGACGGATTTAAACTGAAGTGTTCCATCTACTTTCTGTTGTTCCAATGCGTCGACAAGACCGAGCATATATGCCCATTCTTTTATAGTCGGTGTCTGAAATATTTCAAGAGCCTTTCCACCTGGTTCGAACATAGCGAAAAGAACCTGAGCGAATTCAGCAATTAAAGACGTTTTACCGATCTTTGGTTCACCATGAATAAGCCAGGTATATTCTGCAAGGTTCGTTGAAGGCTTTGATTTTTCCGTCGGTAATTCTACTTTAACCGGCGTAATACTTCCGGAAGCCGCGACACCTGGGGAAGAAACCTTCTTCGCGCCGGAAGACTTCTTTACTGCTCCGCTACCGCCGCCAGGCGGGGCTTTCTTCTTTACTGCCATACATTCTCCTTACGATTTAAGTTCAGGGAATAGTTTATTTATCCGATAGTAACCGGTCATTGAATTCGAAGCGCAAGCAGGAAGGAATTCACATTCAAACGGTTGATCGCAGGCGTGTTCGTTCCGCCACCAGTTTTTACCGGTAAGCATTTCGGCAACCCAGTCCATCTTTCGATCGACTTCAGACTGCCAACGTTCTATCTGATCAGGAGTAAATGTGATTTCCCATCTTGTAAAGTACCATTCTTTTCTTTGACGAACGTCTGAGCGTACTCTATCAAGGTATGACCCGTATGTTTCACCGGCACGAACTTTTAATTGCGGCTTTCTTATAACATTATAAAGAATGCCGTCAACTATAATATCGGTTGCATTATTATACGATTCTGCATAATACAGATTTTGAAAATCGAAAGCGACTTTATTCAGAAGCGTTAATTCATTAAAGCGCGATTTCGTTTTATGTTCCATAAGCCAAGCACGCGGTTTCTTTCGAAATCCAACCATTTTATATCGATGAAAAACGCCGTCGATTTTTCCGCGACGTTTTCGACCACGAACGATAACACTGAATTCATTTTCTATCGCTTGCCAGTTTAATTCCAAATCTTCATAATAGTATTCTTCATATACTTCAATAACCGCAAGGCATAGATTCAATTCGGCTTCGGCTTTTTCTCTTTCAACTTTACCTTCGCGAAGAACCTTTTGGAATTCTTTCTGAACGCGAGTTCTCCAGCATTCCCTATGATATAACGCATCAAGTGCTTCATGAGAAAAAGAACCGAAGTTCGTCATTGAATCCTTTTTCGGATGCCTCCAAAGTCGCGCCATTAATCTTCCACGTAAAGGACAACAGGTACACGCTCCTATAAGCGATTGTGTCAAGCCGTCTTCCGGTTTCCAAATTGATGGCGCATTCGCTGCTTCGATTAAAGAAGTACGTTGAATTCTTGGCATATTATAATACTCCTTTCCGTACTTCTTTAAGCTGACGAATAAAAGTCAGTAGGTATGGGGAACGCATTTCGCCGGATAGATAGACGGAAACAGGATTCATAATTTGAACTGCACCGTGGAATTCCTTTTTATACCATCGAAGTGCTTCTTTTCCAAGAAATACAACTTTTTTCGGCGATAAATCCCGAACGCTTCCTAAAAAACGACTACTGCAGGCGAGAACCTGCGCCGGATGCGGAGAATTACCGTCCGGATTCCGACAGCGTACGATAGGCAGAATATAATAGCTGGCGATCTCCACCTGCGAGAGCAGTTTCTCGAAGAAATTACCGGTTGGTCCTGATAAAGCCTGTCCGGATACTTCGTCCGACGCTTCCGGATATTCGATTATAAAAAGAATATCCGGATTACCGGTTCCGCGTCCTTCGATAATCCTTTTACGCGTTTTCCATAATTCGCATTTCTGGCAAGGCTTCTTCATAAGATTCCTAACCTTCCGAAACCCATACCAACCGCTTCTTCTTCATGTTCACGATACCGTGTACAATTAAGACGATAGATTCTTTCTCCAACAACTTCCTTCGGTAAATTTCCTTTCCAGGCAGACGCTTCAATAATCTCGCAATCTACATCGTTAAACCGACAAACGCTGACGTAACTTCCTACAAGATAGGATAACTTTACAACCGCGCCCGAACTTGCTGCGACCGAACCTTTTAACGATCCAGGGCGAAAGTCGGTTCCTTCAATAATGACTTTTTTCACTTTCCAGGTATCACGGGCGATTTGAATAAGAGCATTAAATTCGTCCGACATCTTATTGATCCGCTGGACAATATCGGAAACTTTATCACGCTTCAATGAAAACCGTCCTGTCGTCGGAAAAGCGGTTCCGTTCCAGAAAGCCCAACCAGTTCCGTTAAATCCTGGATCAACCATCATTATAAGATTTAAACTTTTGCAAGTGAATTCCGTTTTTTCACTTACAAATAAATCTAATTGCTTACCTGTAGCCATGTCTTTCTTTTGCCTCCTTTACAATAATTTGCATACGTTCATTACGCTGGCGTTTTTCTCTTAATCCTTTCAATAATCCGACGTCAACGGATTTCGTTGTTGTAAGATAAATTACAAGTAAACTTCCTTTTTTACCAACCTTAATAAAACGAGAACGCGATTGCTGAAAGGTTTCAAGACCAGGCGGTAATGAATAATAGATCATAGTAGACGCGGCGGAATAATCCGAACCAAACTTTTGCGTTCCAGGCTGTATTACGCAATACTGATAATAGCCTTGTTGAAATTTACGTCTTCGAAGGTTCCGTTGATTCTTCGATACTTCGCCGTGAATAATAGTGGTACGTCCAGGAAGCCACCGCAGCCTATCCTGAATTACCTTTATTTCGTCAACGTGATGAGCCCAGATAATTACCTGCTGACCTTTTAATTCAGATTGAAGTAATGTAACAAGAAGTTCAAGTTTTCCGTTCCATACAACTTTACCATCAACGATTCCTCCGGCAAGCCTTCGAAGAAAGGCAAATTGCGCTACCGACCAAACCGTTTTATATTCGATTCCGTCGATTTCCATAAGGAAATTTGTTTCCATATCATTATACAGCTTCGCAGCAGCTGGGGAAAACTTCGCGATCTTTACTTCTTCAATTATTTCGCCTTCAAGGTCAACCTGATCGCGCGTTAAGAAGAAGCAATGTTTTGCTAACTTTTTCGAAAGCCTTCTGCGCGCTTCTAATTTAATGAACCATTGTTTGTTACCTGGATCAAGTCCGCGCGTAAAATTATAGTGACGCCATCGATAAAACGATGGTTCATTCAGGATAGCGGGGTTCACCCAGTTGAGTTGCTGATGATATTCGAGTTCTGTTTCCGGAGCTGGCGTTCCGGTAAGAAGAACGCGGACGGCTTGAGGATGTGAAAACGAATTAAACATTGCTTTCGTTCGTGCGCTATCCGGATTCTTTAAAAATGTAGATTCATCCGCAACGATTGCTTGCCACGGAAGAGGAGAAAACTTTTCATGTATTTCTGCGCGTACGGCATCGTGATTAAGTAGACACCATATCGGCACTTCTTCTTCGATATACTGCTCATACGCTTCGTCGATTAATCGTTCACGTTTTTTCTTCGAACAATCGAACCGATAAATATTCTGGTATCCGTCAAGGAATAAATCTTCGTGCCATCCGTCAAATGCGGAAAACGGCGCCAATATCAAATTTAATCTTCTATTACGGTACTTCAAGACGCGAATCGTGACCAGAGTCTTTCCGAGACGCATCTCAACGAAAAATACTGGGTGCGGTTCGTTAATACCGTACTTGAACATATTCTTCTGATAAAGGCGTAAAATTCGCCTCCGGAAGTTCCTACAAAAAGAAGAAACCGACGTTTCCGCCGGTTCCTTTTCCGTAAGCGATATAACTGATGTTCGGCGATAGGCCATTTACTTTTTACGCGCTGCTTTCTTCGCACCCTTTTTCGCCGGAACCTTTTTTACTGCAGGTTTCTTTGCTGCAGGTTTCTTTGCGGCTGCCTTCTTCGCCGCAGGCTTTTTGTCAGTTACCGCTTCTTCCTTCTTCGCTACTTTCTTTTTACTACCGGAACCGTGAACGTATTCCTGAAGTTTTCCGTCTACCATAACGAACTTCTTCATTGTCTTTTCGAACTTCCCGCGCTTTCCTTCGTTCATTTCGCGACGGACTACTCCGACACGGCGGACAGGAAATTCACGATCGGTAAATTTATCATTTACCATTTCAGCGATCTTTTCGTCATCATACTTCTGAAGCGTAATCAGTTCGGCGCAATATTCTTTACGCTGACGACCGGCACCTTTTTCTTTCGCTTTCGGAGAAGTGATGGTGGTTTCTGTTGAGGAATCGGATGATTTTTTCTTGACAGCCATGATTGGCTCCTTTCATAAGATTGTGGATTCGACGTATACACCTTCAATTTCAGGCGGAACGTCCACCCGTTCTTCGATATATACTTTTCTTTGTTTCGCAGTTGCAATAGCTTCTATAATACGAACTTCGTTCACATTTTCTGGAAACGGAGTTGAATATAATTCTTTCCATTCGTTTTGTAATAGAATTTCCAACTTTTTTGATCTGGACGCAGAAAGCTTGAATATATAATATTCGGCGGACGCAAGTGATTTAATAGCTTTCGGGGAATCCAAGTCCATTATTCGTCCTCTCTCGTTGGTTTCAGAATCTTATTTAACGCCGCTGCCGTTTCTTCTCGAGCCGTATTCTTTCCGCGTATATACGCGCCACGAATAGCTTTTGCCATATTTTGAAACGCGTCATCTGGGATAAAGTCTGTGTTGACGGTAAGGAACGCAACTTTATGGTGTAAGGAGGAAAAGCCGATCGATTTTTCATATACTTCGATATATTCATTTTTAAAAATCTTGAATTTCCTTTTCGCTGCCATATTCACTCCTTAATTAAACATTGTTTCTGCAAACTTATAGAAACATACTCCGATTAATGCAATTCCGGATATTCCTATAAATAAACCCATTTACTTCTCCTTATGTAAAGTTGCGTTCAAATATAGTTGTTACGTCGGAAATGGTTAAAGCGTCAGGAGGAGCGTTTCGACTTCTAAACGATCCAACGACGGTTCCTTTATCGTCTTCGATATAACCGAAGTAATGACCGCAGTTATATTCTATATCAAGGAACTGCGAAACTTTAATTCGGTATCCGGTTTTATTCTTCGCGATATCAAGCGATATCGTAAGAACTTTTATTTGCCGCGCCATTATGCTGCCGCCATTTCATCGTCGGTAAGTTCGCCGCAGGAGTATCTATCTTCATACGTCGCATCCAGTTCTTCTTGTGATAGCTGTTCCAGTTCTTCTTTTGTTCTTTCCATATCGACCTCCGAAGGAAAAAGAAGAACCGGGGAGCATTGAGATTTTCGACCCGCGCATTGACGCTTTCCGAAACCATGAATTTATTCGAAATAGCCTGCGCTCGACGGACGCCCCGGTTCAATTCTATTTATATAATGTATCCGGCGCTGACAAAACTTTTACTGTTCTTTACAGACGACATTGCTCCATCCGGATACGTAATTTTCGCGTATGTTCTTTTATAAAACGTAGATTTTCAATGAGCCACTTAAAGCAATCCGGTTTCGTTAAATCTACTAATCCGCGTTTCCGCGTCGTTCGGCTTTAACTACCGCCGAACCGTTTTTCTTTAAGTTCCGAGATAAAATATACAGCTTCTCGGCGAAATAGTCCATAAATTTATGAAGTATTTTCGAGCGTGATTATAACTATTTTAAAATCAAGGAGTTATGAATCTAACTTTTTTGTTTAATCGATAAATTAATACGTTTTTAATAAGAAGTTAATAAAAAATAACTACTAAGAGGAGGGGGATAGGATATTCTTTATTTTATTAACTTCTTTACAAATAAGAATAGTAAATAAAATATATCCGGATATATAAACAGGGTACTTCTAAGGGGGAGGATTAAGTATTAATTTCGTATTAACTTTTTATTAAAAGAGAAACCGGTGCCTGAATAAACGCGCGGAAATTCGAGGCAACCGGTTTCATCCTAAATAGTGCCAGGCACTATATTCGGTTAATACATTTTGAATAGACTTTCTGCGTATGATTTATTATTCCGCGAATAAACGCAAGAAATGGAAAAGCAGAAGTATGAAGGACCAAGTGCGGATCAACGTGAGTGTATCCAAGTGCACGAGGCGGCACCTTCGTTACGATATCGTATTTTGTTCGAACATTAAGAAATTCGATTTCGTCAATATCTTCGATAGCAGCAGCATACCGTTTTCCACCCTGCCGTGGCGCCGCGAACGGTACGCACTTCGAACTGATATGCAATTCAACCCAGAGGCGCCAGGCTGCGATAGTACAAAGCGCGCCGCCTCGAGAATGACCGGTAAATTCTACCGTGTAACCTTCGACAACCCATTTCCGGATAACTGCCCAGAGTTTATCACGTACTGCAATAAATCCTTCCCAGAATCCTTCGTGAACGCGCGCTTCGTGCTTCTTAAATTCAACACGATCGATCGCGTCAAAGTTTTCTTTCCAGGCTGGGAGTCCTCGTGTTCCTCGAAATGAAACGATAACACGTTTACTTTCGTGATCAACTTCGATTAAAACCAAATCATACTTATTATGAATCGATACGAAATCATCCCTCACCTGGGAATAGTCCGTCACGCCGTACGCTTTGTCAGCGTGTTTCCAAAGACGTTTTACATCTGCGATAGTTATCATATTAGTTCCTCACTTCATAACGAAAATGCATTTTGCCAAAGCTGAAGCCAGTACCAGCTGTGAATCCTTCATGAAACCGTAAATAAAAAGTTAATCCTGGAATACGGCTCATAGATAAAGTAACCATTGTACTTAATGATCCGGCGATGGTTGGACGCTGACACCAGGAAATTGCGGCAGCACGTTCATACAATGTAATATCTGTTAAAGGCGCATCAAATATATCCGCCGGTACTGGCGAGTATATTAACTGACCAAATGTCGCGGTTAATTCACCTTCAACATATTCCATTATTAAATCGATAATGTTATCGTGTCGACGCCAACGCCAAGTCCACGGAGCGTCAGGAATAAAGGTTCCGGTTGAATCAGTTCCTACAGTCGTTGATCCTTCTCGGTATTCGGTCATAATCTTTCCGGAATTAACGCGGAAACCAGAAGAACCTCCTGAAGCATGTATTATCCCTCCTGACGTTACTTCCGGAGCGCTTAAATCGATAGCTACACCTGCTGACATAAGGATGTAATCCCCGCCAGTAATATCGACTTCGTACGCTCCTTCAAGATAAAGATAATTACCGCTATCGATCCAGATGTCTCCGCCTTCCATGGTAAAGTTACCTGAACACGTAATATCGATCTGATCACCGACGTTTATGTCAAGATCATCTGTTACATCGATATTCATATCAGTAGAAATAGCATCAGCTGAACCGATACTCCTGACAGTAAGATTCCTGTTGTCATTACCAGGTGTATTATCGAATAAATCAGCATTGAAGTATTCAGTCCAATCGTTTACAAGACGATGAAGGAAATTAAACCATTGCCGTGGCGGGAATTCTTTGAAAGCCCACCCTTCAAGTTTTTTACTCGGATCACTTAAATCAGGATCAGCAACATTATTCTGTCCTGATGTAGGATCGATAACATCATTCACTGCCCATTGTGGATACTTATCAGGTATCGGCATAATCTCTCCTTATAAAATAAGTTCAAATAATTGACCGCCAACATGCTGTCCAGCTTCTAAATAGTTAAGTTCATCGAATCCTTTGAAACCTGCATCGATCGGTAAGCCGTCCCAATCGAATGTAAAATATGTAGCGTCAGGATCAAGATAAAATAGCCCGCGTAATTTTACGCCTGCTGCCATCAATTGTTCAATAGCTTCTTTTAAATTAAAATTCTGAACAACGTTTGTTCCATTCGTAAAGATATATAATCCTGCTGGATACGCTTCCTGTAATCGGACGCGCGTTGCATTCGTAAAATCTTTAACGAAGGCGATTAAAACTTCAGCTTCACCGGAAGAACGGTTTATATAAATTCTGAATTTAATAGCAACGCGGTAATCGTCATCATTTCTTCCGTTCCTTTCTTCACCGACTATCGCGCCGATACCATCCAGTTGCGTACCATTTGCAAAGTCCAGGAAGCGCAGCTGGAGAAGGTCTGATTCGATGTATTCAACTTCCTGTACTTGATTTAAGAAAACAGAAAGCATTTTAATTAAGTTATTCGGATTTGGATCACTATTTTCAGGACGCTTTTTCCGGAACTGCGTAATCAGTAAATCAATACCGCGTTCGACATGATTTGAAATAATATTCGAAATAGAAACATCCATTATATGAAATCCGAACGTTGCGAGCTTTCCTGAAAATAAAGTCGTAATCATTCCGCCAACGGCTATATCTATCCATTTATTTGGATTTATAGGAAACCAGTTTGGGCATGCTATCGTTCCATATTCGTACGCGCCTTCACTTGGAATAGAAGCGAAAGCGAGACCTGTCAAATCTACTGCAGGAACGTCGCTTCTTCTTATTCCTGCATGATGCGCTGGACTCGTATCGTCAATTGCTAAACGATTATTTGCATCTGTATAGAGGAATAATGGATCTGTTTCAAGTTCAGTTGCATCCGGTGCGATCCATACAGTGTCTTCAGTATAATTATAACCAGCCTGAGAAATATTATGGTCATGCAGAAATTCAGCTAAATTCATACTTGTAAGCGTAATAGTGAAAGTATTTCCTTTTCCGATATTATTATAAAAGTAAAGTTTTCCAAGAGCGCAATTTAGAATTTCAATATTAAGCTCTACAGCTGTTGTTTGGTTATCAAAAGAATTATTTACGATTATAACTTCATTCGAAATAGTAAGCGTATTCTCTCTTATGTACATTGAATAGTCTTTAAAATTTTCAAAGCTATTCCCTATTACACGGATATCCAGTCCGGTATACCAAAATTCAATAGCCTGATACCAATAACCCATACCGTCAAATTTACAATTTACGACTTCATACGGATCGTAAATACAAGTGTTCCAATCGGCATTCGGATTATCTGTAAAAAATGAACAATTGTAAACACCGACCGTTTCAAAAGAACTTGTATCCATATCGATTATAGTTGACTGGGAACTTTCCCCTATAATCGATGCACCGTTTCCTTCGAACCAATCATATTCATCCGTCGGTTCGGTAATTTTACCGTATACGTATACAGTCCATAACGCCTCCAATTCATCTATCGAAGCATTCAAATATAGTCCGTCGAATAGTTCATGAAAATTGGTTGCTGCCTTGGCTCTTGTATCATACGGAAAAGTATTACTTCCAGTAGCTTCAACGTGAAATTCAAGTGGAACTATATCCCAGATAGCATAAAGAGTAATTACTCCAGAATCTGAAAACGTTAAAAGATCGCTCGGACTGTAATCAGTTCCGGTTCCATTCGGTAAAGTATTCCATCTGTTAAAGCTATGACCGTACCAACTTATTGATCCAGCACCGAGAATAGTTGCAGAATCTTCAGCACTGTATAAAGTCGGATCAACTGGGGCGGAAGAACCTGGCGCGCCGTTATCGTTATATGCGACCTGGTACTGCTCTTTCCATACGTCGTTACGGTCTGTACTTCCAAACCTCCCACCTACAGTATACAAAGTATTATTAAGTAATACAGCTTGAGATTGCGTATTCTGATAAGAAGTTACTTGAGTAATTCCTGAAAAGTTTATTCCGTCTGTTGATAGTGCAACATCGACGTACGCACCAACGTTTGTTCTTCCGCCGATTAATACAAGTTGAGTTGCGGTATCATTTACAACCGCAGTCATATCGTATCTTTGGAAACCCATTGAACCTTCATTTACCCAGCTTGTTCCATTATTTATAGAATGCCAGATAGTATTATGTGGTCCAATATTACTATCGTTTCCTCCGTAAATCCAAAGTTCACCGAGGAAAGAAATCATTGAATGCTGCCGGATATTCGCGCCAAAATCCGATGATTCCAAATCCCAGTCGGTTCCGTTTGAAGAACTCCATACATCTGAATAAAACGTTCCTACTCCGCCGCCTGCTGGATTATACCCGCCGCTGATATAAAGTTTATTATTGTGAACGCAATATCCCATTTGATGTCGTGAAGCCCAGTCCGCGATTCCGGTTTCTTCTATCCAGGTAATTCCGTCTGCAGAACTCCAACAATCATTATAGTACGTACCAAGATCATTGGAACCGCCAAATACATAAATCCTTCCGTTAAAGAATAAACAGCCGTGCGCGCCTCTTGATCCCCATCCAGGTGCTGCGGTCAGTAAATCCCATGTTATTCCGTCAGCAGACCTCCATACTTCACTATTCGCTACTCCAGAAGCATACCCGCCGGTAAGATACATATATCCATTACCAACGCACATTCTATGGTAATACCGAGCAGAAAATGCTGCTGGATTTACAAGTTCTGCCCAACGATCAGCTCTGAAATCCATTTTTCCTCCTGTAAACTAACTTAATCGAGTTCTACCGGACTGCGCAACATGGACGATAGTCAACGGTGTAAGGTTATCCCTTTTATAAAAAGTTATATCGCAAGGTCCCGGCGTATCAAGCGCATATCGTCCATTGACGAATGAAGCGACAACTTCAAAGATATAGTCGTAAGTTACGCCGTCAACAGTAGATGAATTCGGGTAGAAATTCGATATTAAGCCTGTTGAAGGTAACTTCGCGATAATAGCACCGACCGCTGTCAGTATAGACTGGCTCGTGGCTTCGAGAGCAGCCGAAGCGGCCAGTGAAGCTATATCGGTAAGGATAGAATCAGCTTTTCCGTCTATCACGACGAGAGCAGCATTTGCGGTATCGACTTTTCCGTCAACAGTTCCGACGTCAGAAATAATCTGCGTTGTATCGGTCTGAACGCCGTCAACTTTACCATCGACCGTTCCAACGTCGGAAATTATTTGCGTTGTATCAGTTTGAATACTATCAACTTTACCATCGATAACACCGACTTCAGTATCAACAGTATCGATCTTTCCGTCAATAGTAGCAAGTTGCGCATCGATCGTGTCCGGATGCGTGCCTGTTACAAGGTCCATTGCGTCACGAGTTTCTGCTGCGGACAGAGTAGGATTCGCGCCGATATTCGGATGCATAGCTGAAGCATTTCCATACGTTTCAATAATGATCGTCTGTTCTTCCCATTCGTCTCCTGCCGCATCCTTAAAACGAATCATAATTTGTTTACAGGTAAGTTCGGCAGCGGATAAACTGATTTTAACTTTCACGCCGCCGCTGGGTGTAACCGTCGGAAGCGTCGTGATATTCGTAAACGCCGCATCGTCTAAACTGACCTGAACGTCTCCTGCTGCAAGAGTAGGATTGGCCTGCGCATTCCGAGAACCATTCGTGATTAAAATTGTCGAAAGTTCTGCGGCTGTAGCGTACTTCCTTAATTCGCTCATTTATATCTCCTTTTCTTAATTAAGCCCTACATTTATTCCACGTTGTATTCCACGTTGAAAAGTCTTGAATATATCGCTATCCGGCGGAACACCTAACCATTCGACGACAAGCGATAAAACCCAGGAATCATTCCAGTTCTGTGCTCGAGTCATACGTACAAGAGTAGAAGATATCTTTTCAAATGAAAACGCAGCTTCTGCCGCGTGATCATCGCCATTATTCGCCGTACCCCATGTACAATGTATCGATCCACCAAGAAGCAATGTTCGATCAAGATTTACAGCAGTAAGTACATGATCATTTGAATAGTTTCCGGAATTAATCGGAAATTCCCCTCTTTGAACATTTACATCATCGGTAGAAATAATATATACCGTCGCCCTTACTACATTCGTTGACGGATCGAACCTGTAAAATTGAAGGTTCGTTGTTGAAGTAAGAAACCAGGACGGCATATTATGCGTACCAGTAGGAGCAAGAGATGAGCCCCATGAACCAACGTAAAACGTTTTATCAAGATTTACAGCCGAGATAGTTGCGTTCGTATTATCGCTATTTACGATATGATCATGAACTACCTGAACAGAAGCATTATCGTATTCGATAACTTGCCATTGTACTTCGACGGTTCCACCGGCGCCATACGCTTTTAATTCAAGATTTGTACTACTCGAAATATATGCCTGCATCGCGTCTTCGGTACTGAACTGAGTACCAAGATTCAGCCAGGTTATAATTGGAAACGATTTCGAAAGGTCTACAGAACTAATTGAAATATTTTCCGTTGTAGAATTCATATACCGAACACCACGTTGAACAGTTACACCGGAAGTAAATTCAATTACCTGCCAATGAATGGTAACAGCAACGCCGCCAGAATAGCGTTTAATTCTAACGGTTGTTGAATTCTCAAGTTGGCAGTTTATCAAGTAATACTGAGGGTCTGCTGAATCAATTCGATAACTAATTTTTACAAATGCTTTCGTCGTGTCTACAGCAGATATAGTTATAGCTTGACTATTATCTGTCCAACCTGATAAAACTCCTTCTTGTATAGACTTGAAAACGGCCATTAAATCACCTCGTAAATAGTAAGTTCAGCCGGTGCGTCAATTATAAAGCCATTTAATGACTTGGCCGCTGTACCATAAATATTATGAGCACCGCGCGTTCCGCGTATATTTTCGGTAGCTGTTCCACTTGAAAGTTCTACCGCCAGCATAACGAATCGATGATCAATGGTACACGCAAAGTATACATAATCATTAAAAGTCGTCACCGGCGTTGTTCCGTCGCTTTCGAATAAAGCAACTGTCAAATCCGAATCATCATTATTATCACCCAATATTTCATTTGTCGTAAGGGTAAGTTTAAGAATCTGCGTTGAATTTAACGGAGTAAAATCAAGGTCTGTTACTTCATCAGAAGTCCAGACAAGATTAAAATCATCCGGATACTTCGAAACCGTTTCTTCTTCCGCCGTCGGTACTTCGTACGCGGAATAATCGGAAGCTACTCCGCCATAATTCGCGGCAAGAGATTCAAGATACGCCGGAACGCCGCCCTTGATATTCTTCCGGTAATCGATTTCAACGAATCCGTAACGAGAACCGGCATTCGCCTGATCAGAAATAAGTCCTGCTATATGCATTCTTTCCTCCTTATGGTGTTACATCATTAAGAACAATGCGCGTTGTATTGTTTTCGAATACCGCTACAGCTTGAGCAGCGATAATAACATTGGCCTGCACCCAGCTGGGGGAAGGATTGTCCGGCGCGACATCTTCCGCCAGGTAAATAGTCGCATCTGTAATACCTGGTACGGAATAAGCTGCGGAAAAGAAACGTTGCCTGATAACATCTTCGCCGATATCGTAAGCAATTCCAAGCGCGTAAATATTATCACGGATTGTATCTTCTCCGTCTGACGGGAAGGCCTCTTCCGCATCGGTTTTATCATAATCGATACGGACGTATAAATAAACAGTTGTTGGTCTCGAAAAACGGATTTCCTGCGGATCGCCATTTGAATCGGTAATAATAACTGTTGTATTTCCATACGTTTGAATCCCTGCGGCTTTTACTTCCCAAATCTTTTCTGCAATTTCAGTATCGTCTCCGCCTTCGACGACAACTTCAATAGAATGCGGAGGACGACCTGTTGGCGAAGAACCAGGAGGAATCCATTCGTCAGTACGGTTTTCGATAACGTTTACTTGTACTACATTATCGACTTCCTGACCGACTCTTGCTTTTATCGCTCCGATAGTAGCAGCACCGGCAATCTGAAGACTTTGAATCCTGCGTGTCCGTAATTCGACATCTGTTTCAGGATCACGACCGGAAACGCCGTCCTCGAAATTCGTAACCGAAGAAAAACCGGAAATCGGCGTTTCGATAGTATCAATTGAACCGATAGGAACCGGGAAACTACCGGTATCAACGGCGCGGTAAAGTGCTGGAGAATATAGCTCCGTATATTCCAATCCATCTACCGTTGGAGGTGTTAATAAGATTGAATAGTTCCGGTCTACGGTTAAAGGAATATCGCCGGAAATCCCAATTTCATTTTTAATCGTAATAGTAAAGAATTCATCTCCTGAATTATATACTGATTCGACTTTACTATTTACGGTTGCGGTTAAATTAATATTAGTTGAAAGATTTTCAGCGATTTCCGCAAGAGTATTTCCCGACGCAATAAAGTTTACATCGATTCCGTCGATAGTAACCGTATACGTCCCGTCATCGTCTTTCGCGACCGTTACAACGGTTCTATGCTGCGTATCGCGAGTAATAACTACTATTCCAGCCTGTTCAAAAATCTTTCCTTGATCAGATTGGCTTACTTTCGTTAAATCCGGAATAATCGTTCCCTGCGTACCAAGGCACTGGCAAATAACTTCTGACTCTGTTGAAGCAAGGCGAATAATTCCATTTATCTGAGCGACACCGTCAAGCGAAAATCCTGCCGCTGATGCAGGATAAAATGAAAAGTAAATATTTTCCGCTTGTTCCCATATTTCAGCAAGATGCCGAGACATAACGCCGATAATCTGACCGAATACCGAATCAGGAGAAACATTAATTTCTCCAAATTCTTCGCGTAAATCGGTTTCAATTTCGCTTTTAATGTCTTCAAGACGTTTTAAAACGAAGCCGTCATCTGTTAATCCGAATGCCATTAAAGTACCTCCGTGATTTCAAGTAATCCAAAAGAAGTATCAACCGTAAAGTTGACGGTTAATTTCCGTAATACCGTATCGAACGATTGAGTATACTCCAGAAGATTAACGACATCCGGTGTATCTAAAATCGTTGCTTTCAACGCTGACGCAACCGTTCCAAGATTCGGATTTTTAATCAGGATTAATTCGTAATACTTTACGCCGTATGTTGTATCAAGAAACCATTCAGCATAAAAGAACCAAAGCCTGATCCGGAGCTGTTGCCGTACTCTATCAATTTCCGAAACGAAGGAAAGGTCATAATTTGTAACTTCAAGATCATGCCGCGTAATATCCAATCGTAAATCTTTCATATAGCCTCTGCTTTATCTTGTCCAGCGTTCGTAATTTCGAAACGACAGGAACCGTTTACAACTACAGGCGTGCCAGGCGAAGGAGGAGTATATGTAACTGAACAGGAACAATTTCCACTATCACCTTCTATATGAACGGCATCACCGTTACATTTTACAGTTGTTGAGCCAGCTGGGATGGTAACCGCACCCAGCGTGATCGGAGCGTCTGCTCCGGTTCCACCAGCATATCCTGGCGATTTGCAACCAAGTGTCGCTATCATACCGGCGGGAAGTTCTGTCATTTGATTTACAACGACATTATCGCCGTCAGGCGCGTCCGCCGCCGAAGATTCATTTACAGTTAGATCACTTTCTGTAACGGTAGGAGGAACGCCAATGACTCCTCCAGGAACCATCACTCCAAGTTGAGTAATCGAAATTTCGAAATTTACGTTTGCGATTGGGCTGCCCATTATTCCACCGTTAAATTTCCATTGTTAATATCTATCTTTCCGCCATCTGACTTAATGATCGCGCTTCCATTCGTAATCGTAAAATCTGATCCATCGGAAGATATCTTTACTTCATCAAAAGCAAGTTCAAGTTCTTCGCCGGAATCGATTGACATTCCCTTACCGAATGCCCAAAGTCCCGGTATAGCGATAGCGTCTGAAAGATCGAACTTCCGCCTGTCCTGCGGTTCTACGTCTTGACCGCGAGCCAGCCAGGTCTCGAGTGACCTTTCGGAAAATACTAATAAAACCCCGTCCCCTTCTTCTAACGGATACGAGAAGCGAAATCTCGCTGTTCTCGGAAAGACTACAGGCACGGAAACTATTACCGGAAGCGGAATTACCGTTCCGTCGGTATAAATACGCTTAATTTGCGGCTTTGCTTCGATTTTCGGCCCGGTCGGGTCGTACTTCGTAACGATCGCCGGAAGCGCGGTATGAATCCCATTAATTCCGGAAGTAACCGCCTGTTTAATCGCGTCCGTTAAATTTCCGTTCATTTCGGTTCCACTACTTTCATTGTTGACGTCCAGTCAGTACCTCGAATCTGACCTTTGTGCTCAACTTCTTCGATTCTGAATTGCGTCGCTGTAGATATTTCTCTACTTGACAAAGTAATTAATCCGCCTGGTTCTGCCTTCGGCTGGAGAAGCGTTCGAACTTTCCATCCTGGTTTCGCTTTATCCTTCTTTGATTTCTTTCCGATATTTTCAAGGCGTTCAGGCGATCCGATTAAACCTGTATCTTTATTTACAACTATTGAACGAGTATAGTCCACCGATCCGTCTGGTTGGATTTTTAATTCACCATTTTGGAATGACCATTCAAGCCCAACTGTTTTCGTTAAAGTATCAAGTGCGTCTTTCGCTTGACCAACAAAAGAATATCCGTTCGCGAAAGTTTTATCAGTAAACTGAAGTGTCGTCAGATCGACCTTTTGAGGAACTTGAAGTTTTACCGCAATATCCGAAAGAATCTGACGAACTGAAAATCCTTCTTTATAGGACAATGAAAGACGCGATTCGCGAAGAACGGTTTCACCATCGTTCGCTTCAATCCTTGTTACGATATCCGGACGGTTATGCGCGTGATTAATTAATGAAATATCCCCAACGAAAATAACTTCAAGCCCATTCGCATTTCGGTATCCGGCGGATACTGTAATCTTCTGATCAAGATCGCGAATTTTATCTCTTGACGCTTTCGATAAATTATAAATATCGATCGTGGCTTTATTACTTTCAGGAGTAGGTGTTTTCAGAATACTAAACGCAACCTCAGAATTTGAAACGGTAAGCGTTGAAGCTCCTACCGTGCCAAAAACAACTTGCGCTATTCTATCAAACTGTTGTCTCAACTTCGTCCTCCGGAATATATACAAGCGTTAAAGCTCTTTCATTATGAAAATCATTTCTTCCGATAGCTTCTTTACTATCGGTTGTATCGACTACATATAAATGACCAGGAGGCAAGCCCCTGTCAGGATAATCCGCAATCAACTCATGTATCTGAATACCCGTAGTCTCCATTAATGCTTTGTACCCTGGGTAACAGTTCGCCTCCAAGACTATTGGAGAACCGTCCTCTCTTGGAAGAATATCAAGACCCGTAATCATCAGCCCAGCCGCCTCTGCGACTTTAATCGCAAGTACATCATACGTGTCTTCATCAAACGGT